GAAAACGTCCGGTTTGAAACTGGGCAAATCGTGGCGACCCTTCGCATTTCCGACCCCGCAGCCCTTGCCGCGATCGAGCGCGGCGACGTGACCGGAGTCAGCATCGGTTACCGCGTTAGCAAGTGGCAGGACTCTTCCTACGCCACGGGTCAGCGCGTCGGCACCACCACCACCTGGGAACTGGTTGAGTGTTCCCTTGTCGCAAATCCCCGCAGACCCCCAAGCCCTTGTCAGGAGTGTTCCCTTGCCCGAACTGACCATCACCGCGCCCGACGCGGCAACCATTGAGACCCGCACCGCTATGCGCGGAGTCCGCGCTGGCAAAGCTGACCGGGACTAAAAGCTGAACGAAAGTGTCCCACTTTTGCCCCCCGTTTGACGTGGTGGGAAAAAACCGACTGCTAGGCTGCTGATTTTGTTGGGTAAAAAATGAATAAGTGGCAGCCCGTAGGGGGGGCTTTGTTCCCCGCGAAATCAACGCGGTAGCTTGTCCAACCGCCCCTTTGAATTCATTGGCGATTATTGCGATTTGTCCAACCGTTCTGTGACGGCAGAAATGGAAAACCCCGGAGCGCTGGCGGGCGCAACCGGGGCAAATACGATAGAACAGGCGTTCAAGACAAAAGACTACCGCAACCGCGCGGATGCCGCAACCGCCTTGTGCGAGGCTATCGCAGATTGTGATCAAACCGACGCTTGCACGATCATGGAAGCGGCGTTGGCCGACCTGTATTTGCCGTGGCCTGACCGGTTGTCGAGTTTTGCTATGACCGATGCGCGCGCTTGGGCAGACTTCGCAACCCCGCGCGAACTGAAAGCCTACGCGCTGGCTTGCTTTGAAAAGATGCGCCCAAAGGTGCAGGCGGCGTTCCTAGCGCATGTCGGGGGGGCGGCGGCATGAACAAGATCATCATTCCAAAAGACGTTGCCGAACATCTGGTCAAGGCGGCAGCGGTCTTGAAGGAACGCCACAAACGGCTGGAGTATCTGCTGACCCTGTATGCGGACGAAGATCCTGCTGATGACTGGGAATGGCAGATCAGCATGGATCATTCCGAAGCCGAAATGATGGCCAAGAACCTCAAGAACATCGCGGACTTTGCCGAGTTTCTTTCCAAGTTTGCCGGAGGTCAGAATGATGGCTGATGGCAGCTTTGACCGCATGGCCGAAATTGACGCCATGCACCGCGCGAAAATGGGTGACGACTGGCGCGCTGACTTCGAAGGATCGCGGGATGATGGACCGCCCAAGGGATCAAACAGAAAAGAGGCAGAGAAGAAGCCCGCGCCAGTGCGCACCAGCCGGTTCTTTGCCGCGTCTGATCTGGACGGATTGCCGGTTCCTGATCGGCAATGGCTTGTCGCTGATCTTATCCCGTCTGGCACGGTCACGCTATTGGGCGGCGATGGTGGCACCGGCAAGTCATTGCTGGCGCTGCAACTGGCCGCTGCGGTGGCGCACGGCGGCTTTCCATGGCTGGGCCGTCACGTCTACAGCGGCAACGTTGTATTCATCAGCGCGGAAGATGATCAGGACGAATTGCACCGGCGTATTGCTGATGTAGCGCTGTCGGCTGGCATCGGGCTTGCTGATCTTGGCAACCTGAAACTTCGCAGCCTGGCAGGCGAAGACGCTTTGCTGTCCACGCTGGAGCCGGACGGTTCGCTGTCTGCTACCGATCTGTTCAACGCCATAGATGGCTACGTCACCACGACCAAGCCGTCGCTGATCGTCCTGGACACGCTGGCCGATCTGTTCCCCGGCAATGAAAACGACCGGGCACAAGCGCGGCAATTCATCGGCCTGTTGCGCGGGCTGGCCATTCGGCACCAGTGCGCCGTGCTACTGCTGTCGCACCCGTCCCTATCGGGAATGGGTTCTGGCACCGGCACGTCCGGCAGCACCGGCTGGAACAACTCTGTGCGGTCCCGCCTCTATCTGGAGCGAGTGGCGCAAGAGGGCTATGAGGCCAACCCCGACGCGCGGGTGTTGCGCACCATGAAGGCCAACTATGGGCGCACCGGCGGCGAAATCAGCATGACGTGGCAGCAAGGCGTCTTTGTTGCGGATGCTGTCGAGACGGGCCTAAATCGCGTTTGCGCATCCATGAAGTCGGAGCGCGTCTTTGTGAAGCTGCTACGGCAGACCTTGGACCAAGGGCGGCGTGTCAATCATGCGGGCGGGCCAACCTATGCACCCAAGGTCTTCGCCGCGCATCCCGATTCAGAGGGTATTACCAAGCGCGCCTTTACGCAGGCCATGGAACACCTGCTAACCGCTAAGAAGATCGTCATCGGTGAGGATGGCCCACCATCCAAGCGGCGGCAATCCTTGGCGCTTCCCGAGGTGGCCGAATGATGCTTCCAACCCCCTTCCATAGTGCCTTCCAACCCCCTTCCAAAGTGGGTTCCAAAGTGCCTTCCACCCCCTCTACCAACCCCCTTCCAACCCCTGTGTGTATATATCCCCATACCCCTATGCGTTGCGCCTGCCCTTGGCGGCTTAGGCGCACGCCAAGAAAAGGCGGTTCAACTGCCGCTGTCAGTGCCGCTGATCTGGTCCCAATGCCCCGACTTCTGGGGCCTTGGGGGGTCGGGGGGCTTAGTTATCTGCTCGCGCGATCTGCCCCAAATCGGGGGGAGGTGACGGCATGAAAAAGGCTGCAACTTTGGCGATCGAGTTTCTCGAATCCCTGAAAATTCCGGAGGGTCCGAAGGCTGGTGAGGCGGTGAAGCTGGCACCGTTTCAAAAGCAATTCGTCAAGGGGGCGCTGTCCGATGGCGTCAATGTGGCCGTGCTGTCGATCGGTCGCGGCAACGCCAAGACGGCGCTGTCGGCTGGCATCGCCTTGGGGGCGCTGATGGGCAAGTGGGATGATCAGCCGCGGCGTGAAGTTGTCATCGCAGCCCGGACGCGGGATCAGGGGCGCATCGCGTTCGACTTTTGTGTCGGCTTCATGCGGTCCTTGTCGGACGAGGAGCAGGCGCTGTTCAAGGTGCGGTCATCGCCACGGCTGGAGATTGAGTATCTGGGAGGCGATGGTGGCCACGTCATCCGGGTCTTGGCTGCTGACGGCAAGTCGGCATTGGGCGGCGCGCCTACGCTGGTGCTGATGGACGAGCGCGGGCATTGGGAAGCCGACAAGGGCAACAACCTTGAACACGCGCTGCTGTCGGGTATCGGCAAACGGGGCGGGCGGGCGCTGATCATTTCAACATCAGCGGCGGACGATTCGCATCCGTTCTCGGCTTGGATTGATCAGGATCAAGAGGGCGTCTATCGGCAGGAACATAGGCCACCACCGGGCTTGCCTGTTGATGATCTGGCCAGCTTGCGCCTTGCCAACCCCGGCGCGGCGGCTGGCATCGGTTCAAGCCTGGAATGGCTACAGGCGCAAGCGCGGCGGGCCATAGCGCGCGGCGGTTCCACCCTTACCTCGTTCCGGCTCTACAACCGCAATGAGCGTGTGAGCGGTGAAAGCCGGGAACTGTTGATCGAGGCGGATGAATGGCTGGCCTGTGAGGTGTCACAGGTTCCGCCCCGGCAAGGGCAGGTTGTCATCGGCATTGACCTGGGCGGCTCTGCCAGCATGTCCGGCGCGGCGTTCTACTGGCCAGAAACCGGGCGTCTTGAATGTCTGGGCACCTTTCCGGCGCGGCCTTCGCTCTTGGACCGGGGGCAGAATGACGGCGTGTCGGGCCGCTATGTCGAGATGCACAGCCGAGGTGAATTGACGGTTCTGGGCGATGCGACTGTGCCTGTCGCGCCTTGGATGGTCGAGGTGTTGCGCCATGTCGAGGGGCAGACAATCGCTGCGATTACCGCCGACCGATACAAGCAAGCCGAACTTGGCGAGGCAATCGACAAGGCCGGGATTCGCGCGCCGATCATCTGGCGTGGCATGGGATTTAGAGAAGGGTCCGAGGATTGCGAGCGGTTCCGGCGCGCGGCGTTTGACGGCAAGGTCAGGACTGTGCCGTCGCTGTTGCTGCGCTCTGCCTTTGCGGATGCTGTCTGTCTGCGGGATCCTGCGAACAACCTGAAACTAGCCAAGGCGCGGTCAACAGGGCGCATCGACGCGGCGGCGGCAACCGTGCTGGCCGTGGCTGAAGGTGCGCGCATGACGGGCCGTCCTGCCAAGGCTGCGGGGGGCTTCACATGGGTCTGAGCAAGAAGCGGCGCGACTATCAGAACCATTCGGCACAGGTCTGCCGCACCATGCGCTGGAAGGCCATGCGGATGCAGACGCTGGAGCGTGACGGCTGGGCTTGTGTCCAGTGTGGTGAGCGGCGGCGGCTGGAGGTGGATCACGTCCAACCCGTCAAGACGCATCCCGAATTATCATTTTCTCTGGGCAACCTGCAAAGCCTTTGCGGCAAATGCCATGCCAGGAAAACCCGTATCGAGATTGGCCTAGGCCAGATCGACCCCAAGCGCGAGGCTTGGAAAAAGCTGGTCAAAGACCTGCAAAAACCCACCGAGCATAAAGGAAAAGAACATGCTTGATTCCGTAAAGATCACCCGGCGTCAGTCGGAAATTCGCCAAGCCCTTGCGGGGCTGGTGGGCAAGGACAACGCCACCGAGGATGAGACGCGCAATATGGGCGCGCTTGATGTGGAATACCGGAACAATGAAACCCGGTTCCGGGCGGCGCTGATCTGCGAAGACACGGAACGGCGCGAAGCCGGGGCCGAATTGGAAACTCGGTCGGACTCGCAATGGGCCGATCTGGTGGCGGGCTTTGAATTGCGCCAAGTCGCACTGGCCCTGGACGAGGGCCGCGCGCTGTCGGGCCGGACTGCCGAAGTCGTCACCGAGTTGCGGGCGAAAGGCGGCTATCAGGGTATGCCGGTTCCGTGGGGCGCGCTGGAACAGCGGAACACGGTCGCGGCTGATGTGCCAAATCCGCTGATGACCCGGCCTACAGTCGAGAGAATGTTTCCGGCGTCTGTCGCGACACGGATGGGCGCGCAGATGATCATGATCGACTCGGGACTGACCGAATGGCCGGTTGTCACCTCGTCGGTGGCGGCGGGCTGGGCTGCGACCGAGGGCGGCAACGTCACCGGGCCGACGCAATACACCACGGCAGACCGCCCGATGAATCCGAACAAGACGCTTGGGATTCAAATGCGGATCAGCCGACGGGCCATGAAGCAGACCGGCGATGCGCTGGAACAGGCGATCCGGCGCGACATGAATGGAGCCATGGCGCAAGCGACCGATCAGGCGGTATTCCGGGGCACGGGCGCTGACGGCCAGCCCTTGGGCGTCATCGCAGGCGCTGGAACGTATGGCATCACGTCAACCGCTATCGGCGCGGCGGCAACCTGGGCTGCGTTCCGGGCGGCTGTGGCGCGGTTCATCGCGGCCAACGCGGCCAACGCACCCGGCGACGTGCGGCTGATGCTGCGCCCTGAGGTCTGGAACTTCATGGACGGCGCTTTTGTCACCGGCACGGCGGTATCCGAATTTGATCGGATGGCAGCACAGATCGGGGCGGGCAATATCGTCATGGCCACCAATGCGCTTGCGGTTCCTGTCGGTTCGCCCTTGGCGTCGAATGCGCTGTTGACCACGGCGGCGGGCGGTGTTGCACCGATCTTCGTCGGATTGTGGGGCGGAATTGATCTGGTAAGGGATATATACACCGACGCGCAAGCGGGCGGTCTGCGGATCACGGCTTTGGCCACGATTGACGTGACGGTCGCGCGGCCTGCGCAGCTCGAGCTGCTGACCGGCGTGAGGCAGGCATGATGCTGACAGGCGGCGCAATCGGGACGCTTGAACTGCGAGCGGCGCGCGATGGTTCGCGCCGCCTGTCGGGCAGCTTCCCTTACAATTCCCGCGCGGTCCTGTCCGATGGTGGCAGGACCGGCAGGCCAAAAAAAGAGGCGTTCGCGTCCGGCGCGTTTGCCTACAGGATCGACAATCCGGAGGAGGAGATTCATCTGTTGATCGGGCACGACTACGACCGCCCGCTTGCCAGCCGCGAGGCGGGAACTTTCTTTGTGTCCGACAAGCCGGATGCTGTTTCGTTTCAGGCGGTCATCACGCCGGAACTGCAACGCGCGACCTATGTGCAGGACTTCTTCGCGGGGTTCGCGGCGGGTCTGATCATGGGCATATCGCCGGGTTTCAGGATACCGCCCGAGCGTGTCGTGCCGAAGGCCGAGGAAACAACCGAGGAAGACCCTGCCGAAGGCATCGCCCTTGTCCGCACGATCTTCGCGGCGCTGCTCTACGAATTTTCGATGGTGACGGTTCCTGCCTACAAGAAAACCAAGGTCGAAGAACGTTCCGGCCTGATCCTGCCAGAGGCGGCGGGCCTTCACCGCACACTCGCCCGTTGGAGGGTCTGACATGGCTTGCACCTTGAAACAGGTCGAGGCGATTCCCG